ATGAAAGTTTAATAAACTTCCAGTATTTCCAGAAAATAATCCAGACGTTACAGTTTCAACATTATTTGCTAGAATATCCTCGGTAGGATCAAAATTACTATATGTTTTACCATTACGAGCTCTTTGCCTAGCTCTCAATCTCTGCTGTACAATTCTATCTGCTAACTGTCTTGCAGCTGCTTCTACGGCACTTTGAGCGGATGCATTACCGGCTCTTAATCGCCCCGGTATGATTTGTCTATTTGCTAATCCCATTTATATTTTCCTTTTATGATACCGATACGTTTTGAATCGATGTTATCTGAGTAGGGGTTATAGTTATTGTCATTGTCGCTCTACCACCCGTTTCATTGCCTATAAATAATATAGTAGCTGTACGAGGAGCTGTTAACTGACCTTTTGCTGTTATCTGGAATTCCATTCCGGTAACTGTAACAGTTTGAGCTGCTTCATTATCACCAATAAACTGAGGTACGGATGCACCAGACTGATTAGGTGCTGATTTCGTAGCTACAATCTCAGCTGCATCAGAATCTGATAATATAGCCGTATAACCAAATGACGTATTGCCTTGAGCAAAATTAGTAGTTGAAGGTCTAATAATAGACTGTTGCCCATCTCTTAATTCTACTTCTGTTTGACCAATTGATATAACCGGTATACGTGCAGTGCCCTTTGGCAATGTAACCAATTTATATTTCATCATTTGCGATTCGTCTGTCAATGCCTCTGTTACTGGCATGTTTTCAATTGCAGCGCCATAAAACGCTGTTCCTAGAGGATGTTCCGGATTATATAAATCATAATCAACTTCATCATCCGCTAGCGCAAATTGTGTTATTTGAAATTCATTTTGACCACGTGCTAGCAATTCTCTTCCCTTTTTGGTTAGAATTGCATCCACTGTAATCGTACTATTATCTAAATATCCCATTTTTACTCCGCTTTATTAATAAATATGCTATTCGCAAATTATCTAACGCTTAAATTACCAGGATCTAGTCTATTGTTTCTAGATGGCTGTTTTGGCGTCTTATTATAGAATATCTGATTAGGATTAACTTCAAATATTTCTATAACTGGTTTATTTCCTAACGCCGCATTAACGCTAGGTGAATTTACACTAGGAGCTGTTAACTGACTTCCTAATGTTGCCATATGTTGTATCGAATATCTGAAGAAATCATCTCTGTAACATGATGGCGTTAAACTGCTACTATAAAATTGATATTTCGATTCACTGACAGCTGCATCAAAATCTCTAGCATATTTACTAGCAATAGATGTTGAACCAGAATAATGATATACTGGTGTTTCGAAAATATTACTTTTTCTGCAATTATCAATTAATTCATTTGTAGCTCGGTGACATACCTTTTCAATATCATATGTTATAGCTAAACGATCGACATAAATATTAACAGATTTGTCAATTGGTGTAGTAATAGTAGTATAAACAATTGATGATGACTGAGCAGTTAATGGAACATTAGCATTATCATCTGTATAAAATTGCCCGGGCTCTTCGCTAAATACAGTTCTTACAGAGTACGATCCAGATAAGTCAGTGGTATCACCGCTAAAACTACTGTTCACTATTTCACCTAAATAACCAGCACGGACATTACTAACACCATCATTATAATCTGTACCACCCGGAGTTATTCTACCTACATAAATATCCGTACCTGCTGCCTGAAGATTTTTCCAGAATAAATATCCATTAGATGCATTCGTATTATAAGTAGCAGTTTCCTCCATCGTAACAAATGTATCAGACATGCTATCATTCATTAACTCAAATGATGCAGATACTGTAGTATATTCTATGGATTGTGATATTGAAGATGATCCCGGATACGGATTTGCACCGACAGATTTGAACTGTAATGACGATGCAATGTTAGTATATGCCGGTATCTTAACTTTATTAAATTGTATTGTATTAGTAGCTAACTGGTCAGTTAATTGATATTGGCCAGATGCTGTCATCTCTTTTAAGTCCAAGAAACGTTTTATTCTGTAATTTGGATCATTATCTACTTCTGGAATATATATAGCTCCTTGTACTTCCATTGTATTTTGCGAAGCGCTAAGAGCCGGCGATGTTGACAACGCTCGAGATTGAGATACAGTAAACGTTAATCTAGGCGTTACTAATACATCATGAGGATAATTATTTTCTGTTGTTAATCGTATTTGATTAGTATATCTTGCTTTATCTGCATGCAGTCCCGGCGAACTAATAATCGTATAAACTTCATTACCATATGATATATTTTCTTCCCATTCTTTTTTATCAAAAGACATTCCTTGGTTTATAGTCCATGCGTTCATTGCATTAAGACCTACTTTATCACTGTAAGCAGGATTCATTAAAATACGCTGATTTTCATAATCAAAGTCTATAACAGAATCACCAGCTACTGCTGGATTAGAACTATTATAAATGTCATTGAAATTACTATCTATTATAGACGCTGTATATGAATTTAATTCATCTACTGGTAAAGTTTCAATGGTACAGTAATTCATACTTCCAGTATATCTGACCTGATATGCAGTACCGGTCATATCATCCATCTTTTCGGCAGAAGGAGTTAATACAGTGGTTTCACCATCATCAATAATTCCTTCATATTGCAGGTCTGAATCTCCTGATGCAGTAGGCTGAATCTGCTGTATCAGTACATCATACATTGGTTCATCAACCTTAATAGGTTTAGTAACAGTTACTTTAGATCTTTCTAAAATATTTGGTTCTATTAGCAATCCGGTGGCATCATCAACTCTTTCTGCCAATGTCTGTTTTATCTGACTAAACACTGAGAAATCAAATTGACTGAAAATTCTATTATATGCATTAACATCAGAACCATCGGTAAATTTCTTCCAATATTCTTTAGAAAAGTATTTTAAATCGCTATATGTTTGTTGATATTCATCATCCGGATCACCTACATAATCATCTAATTCAACACGTCCAGTATGATTAAAAATATCTTTATTTACTTGGTCTGCAAAACTATAAAATAATCCTAATTTATTTGAATCAATAGGAGCATTATCAAAAGAAGAAACTTCACCGGTATTAGTAGGAGACAATCGTCTTATCAATTCATTATCTTCCAATCGAATTTTATTTGACCTAGGATTATTTGATCCCAAAGAAGCTCCGGCAATGAAATATGTTTCTTCTACCGGAAGGAAATTTCCGCGCTGAGTATCATCTGGTGTGCTAAATCCATGGGCTGTAGCATTACTCAAAGGAAGACCTCCAGGATCAGAAAAATTCTTTATTGCCTGATTTGGATGGCTAGATGATATAATCGTTCCATTGACACTTAAATCATTACCTATAGTATCTGAACCTAATGTGTAATGTCGTACCAATGTATCATATGAACTAGTAGCATTTAATGAACTTACATATGATGTGGGATTTAATGTATGATCATCAAATCCTGCAATACTTACAAATTCCAACCATTCTCGATACTCTTGCATCGAACCAGAATACGTTCCAACCGACCCTTGCAAGTTTATTATATACGCATTGGTATCATGTATATCACCAGATCCAGTCTGTCCACCAATATATACCGATTGTGGTTGAACAGTGAGATTAGGATCACACCAAACTTTATAATGATTTGCGTTTGTCGGTGTTATTGCTAAACTCGCTGTATGAGATACTTTACCTTTTATAAAATCTGAAGCATGTTGGACATAAATATTATATGTAGTATCTGTATTGGCAATATTATTATAATGAGTTCCGGATGTTTCCCATCCAAATTTTAAGTTCCAAAAATCTCCATTATATAATGGCACCCAATCTGTAGATGCTGTCATTGGTCTATTTGTACTACTAGCAGATGCAAAAGAAAGGTTAACACGACCATATTGATTACTACCAGAATATGATCCAGTATACTGAACACCTATATGAACTAATGGATTCACTGCATTATCAGCCTGAGAATATACCAACATGCTTTGAGTTACATCTGGTCTAAATCTAAACTCGCGCGTGACAGGAGGTAATATTTCTCCGGCTAAGTCACTACGGCCCCATTTACCTATACTACCACTTATGAATTCTGGTGTATATTCCAGATATGATCCTGAATTGAATTTAATGGAATATGAATATCTATCCTCAGTCAATACCGGCCAATCATTTCCTACCTTCGGTCCGCCATATTCTCTTACACTTAATAATGTCTGCGGTATTCCGTAAATATTTAATAACGATCGTATCCCTCTTTCAGTACCACGTGATTTTAAAATATATGGTAGATTATTAACAATACGCCTCCATACCTCACCGGTCAATTTTTCATCACTAGTACTAAACAAACTACCAGATTGAGCATATTCACCTGATTCATTTGTACCTAATGCATATCTAAATAATTGACTAGCCTGATATCCATTGGTCAATTCCCATCCCTGAGACTTTGCAATATTTACTAATATATCTTTATCAATACTTAACTTTGGATTTTCTTCTAATGTATAAATTTTAGTTAATGCATTGGCATATGTCCATAATATATCAAAATGCTGACCTATCATGTTTATGAACGTTTCATATTCACTGTTATTAGAATCAACTCTTATATATTCCGGAACAGATTTTACTAACTGGTGTGGATTTTGTTCATCATATGTAGTAGCAGCAATAGAAGCAGATAAATACCAATTATCAGCCAATGAACCAGTTGTTTGGTGTATAACAAATTGTCCGTCAATTATACGTTTTGGGAAAGGTGTTAATGCAAATCTTTCTTGAGTACCAATGAAACTTCCAGAAACGCCATGTGTAGTTAAACTAGAAGTCGGTTCATTATATAACCATTTTTCGAATGCATCAAATTCTCCAATTAACGCATCTTTTTTCTTTAAAGTACTTTCTTTATTAACAGATAACGACCCAGAACTAGAACCACTTATATTATTTAATGCATTTAATCTTGTATCATAATATTCAATGTTTTGTAATTTATATCGAAAATTATCAATACGAGATTTTGCAGAACCATAATAAATGAAATTTTCATATCCAGTATAATCAATTCCTAATTCTTCACCATTACCAATTGAGCCTGAAAAGAATCGATCAACAATTTTTTGTGATGTAGAAGTATTTGCATCTAATAACTGATTCCATGATTTGAAATCTGTTTCTGTAATAGTAGTATATCCAGTTTCAATTTCAAAGTTCGGTCCTTTTAATGCAGATGGTAAGATCGGAGGAGCCAATTGATCTAGACTTATACTATCAATATACGAGTCGCTTGCTAATTCAATTAATTGCACTCGTGATAATACCGGTATTTCTTCTGGTATTTGAGAATATAATCTAATAGCTAGAACTTTGTCATTATCCAGATATTTTTTATAATTAATAATACGTATAATATTATTATTACCAAAATTTAATGCAAAATCTCTTTCAAATGGATCAATATATTTTTCTAAAAATAATTCTATTAGATCTTCATATGTATCATCACCGCTCCGCGTAACTATCGGTGATATTAAAATCTCTCGACGCTGACCAGCAATTTCTTTTATTACTAATTCTGGAAAGTCGTTAGTGCCTATTATATTATAATAAACATTTACAACTACTTTAAAGAAACCACGTTTAAGATTAAATGTTGATAATGCACTAGCATAATCAATATATAATTTATCTGCATTAATTACAAAATCTGTTATAAGACCACCGCCTAAATATACTTCACTTGTCGGTGTATAAACATGTACTTCAACAACAGGCGTTTCATCTGGCCGAACTGTAAGTTTTTCGAATTGAAATTCTTGAACATCTTCTTGGTTCCAGTCAACCCCGCGTACCAACCCTCGGGCTTCACGTATTTCTACAATATTTGAAAATCTTTCTAATGACATATATACTTATAAATATTACAATGTATGAGTTCAGTAACTATTATCCTGGCTTATAAGCTTCAACGTCGACAGATGTATATGCAGCTGCTATCGAAGCATTAGACGGTGCCCATTCAATATAATATTTGTCATTTTTATCATTAACTTTTTTACGTACATATTGAATAGCCCTTACAATATTTTTAATTAACGCGTTTCTTTCATCATTTATATATGCTTCTATAGATTCTAAATAAGTAAACAATTCGGTATTAAAATCTTCAACTAAATATTTTCCGTCTCTTAATTGAGATTCGATACTTATTATTTCTTCTATGGTAGTTGCCTGTAAAATTCTATCATCAATAGTAGAGATAAATTCACTGATTTCTTGTATATCAGCTTTGACGTCAGCTAAGAAACTTTCTGCATCAATACATAACGTATAAAGATCTGCAGTATCATTTCCATTAATAAGATCCTCTGGCAATGAATCAAAATTTGGTTGATATTTTCTTGGATCAATAATAAATTCTAATATAAATTGAGCCACGGTAGCTCTAAAATAATCACCATCTTTCATCTGTTCTCGTACACGAGATAAATCTCGTTCTGGTCTTGCATATCTTTGTCTTTGAGCATCTGCTGTTGTTGCTAACGATGGGCTCATTTTCCATTGAGGAGTTCTCCCAGTTTTAGCTTTTCTCATTGCTTCTTTCATCTTATCATCACATAACTGCAATCCGCTAGCATCGATAGTAGCTAATAATGCTTGCCCACGATCATTATTAGGTACTGTATTTGTATTAACATGCCAAGCTTTATTCAGATCATTACCAGGTAACCAGATTTTATTTTCAGCATCCGCATTAAATGATCTGGTAATACGGCCTTCCTTCTCCATAAGACGAAAAAACGATTTTTCAGAACCTTTAGTTTTAAGTTTTCCGCCATTCTTTTGTTTATAGAAAATAAACTGAGTTCCTTCATTTGATACTGTATTAAACAGAATTTGGTGTATAGCAGAATCTGGTCCGAATGCATCTTGACATTGCTGAGCAAATCCTCCTTGAATACCAGATAATCTTAAACTCAATTCCGCTGCTTGAGAAGCAACACCTGGAAACATCTCTTTAACCACTCGAACTGCTTGATCAAATTGTCCTTGGGCGACTGACTGTTCCTGTAATTCATCATAACGTATCGCTGGATAATATACAATGGAACCGGCTGGTTCATATGGAGCCAATTCTCGTATTGCAAATGGTTCTAAATTATTACTATCATAAGTAACATAAGTATTATATTCATCAAAATCTAATCGGTCAATTTGTGCGATCTGTCCAAAATCATCCCATACTGCCCGCGTTCCTGTTTCTGTCCGTTGTTCACCTAATACTTCGATACCGCCGGCATCTACCATAATATTTATTATACCTGTTCGTTCTCTCAACGCATTTATCTGATCTTCATCTAATAAATCATATGCTTCTTGATATTCTGGCGTACCGATCTGCCCTATAGGTAAAAGTTCATTTGCCGGATCATAATCGCTAGTATCGATACCGTTTATACGAGCTATTTCTTTCAATGTTTTTAAAGATAATACTTGTTTTAAATGACCATGAATCATAAATCTTAAATCAAAAATTAAATCATCAGAATCAATATTATCAGAAAAGTTTCGTACAACATCTATTGAAAAAGCTTCAGTTGGCCATTTTAATAAAACCAACTTACCTTCATATTCAGCGCGTAGTTTTTCTAATCTTGTCGTGATAAATGCTTGATCAAAATATCTATCATCTGGATCAGCATCTTCTAACGGATCACGAAATTTATTAAATGCTACGATTAACTGCGTTCCTCTTAATCCTGGATTATCTTCACGTATTTGCTGAATTCCTCGAGCTCGTCGAGCATTAACCATTTTATCCAATTCTGGAATAAAAGTTGCCTCAGATCTTAATTCAGTTGGTTTAATGTAATCGCCTGGATCTCTTTGAAAATTCGCTCCGGTGAAAGTATCACCTGGAATATATCCTGTTTTAAATCTTGTAGTAGTTGTCCAATTTCTAGAACGATCTAATACCGATCTAGCTATAAACTCATCAAATATCGTTGGTTGTGATAATTCATTACCTTCAGCATCCTCATCCGGATAATTTTGAAATCTACCATCCAATCGCATATCAAATTTTTTCATTTGATCTTCATCGGCTTCGCCAATATCTCCATACGTTAACGAACGTTCGGCTAACATAACTTCCAATGTTTTATAATTAGGTATAGGTCTTGCAAGATCACGTTCAATATACCAAACACAGAATATGTTATTAAGTAATGCATCATCATCTATGCCTCGTGTAATTAAATCTGGAATCTGTTCTGGCCCGCTATTAATATATGCATCATGAAAATCAAATGGTCTATCATCAATCTCAACACTCAATAAAAATAATCCGGTGGTTGCAGGCGGCCGAAATCCGGTATCATCGGCATCTAAATAAAATTCAAACTCATCATCTAATATCTCATCCAATTCTTCATCATCAATACCAGGTACTAATTTATTAATATTATACTCGGAATATGAAGCAGAAACATCTGCATCTATTTCTAATAAACCAGTATCAGGAACACGCTTGGCCAATCCTTGTACCGGCAAAGGAGTTATAATCTGATCTGGGCTTAATTTACCTTCCTCCAGTACTGGATCATTTGGAAACTCTTCTTTTAATAAAGAGACTAGAAATTCTTGTTCATTAAGTTCATTTGGAAATTCATCTTGCATGCCCAATCGTTCTGTAAATCTATTACCTGCCATTATCTCTCCACTTTAAAATAAAACCCATCATCATGAATTTGAATGTCATCGCCTCCATCACGTTCAACTTTTAATATGATTTTATAATAACGCTCCGGCATGAATGTATCTAGTTTTAATCTAAAAAACGATCCTTTCAAATCACATGAAACCTTAGTTGATTTAGTATCAAATGGTATAATAGTTTCTTCAGTAACAGCATCTTGTATACTATAAAAACTAGATGTTGGTAATCTATCTTTAGTTATATAAAAAGAACTAGTCTGATATGTTTTATTTGGGAATTGTGATCTAACACCTATCCTGAAAATTGCATTATCAGCCTCGCGATAACTACGTCTGATATTTGTGAAGTATGGTATATATGTTTCACTAGCAATTTCTGTATATGAACTTGTACCGGTTAATACTTGGTCATCCCAAGCCACTTCCATTCTAGGAATAAAAATAGTATGAGTCTCTCTTCCATAATATTGAATGTTTCCTAATATATCTCCGGACCTCTCATCTACTTCAGGCCTTTTAATAATAAAGCCATTATTAGCAATATCACCAGAAATCCATTTAGATACAATATCTGTCACGTCCATTCTTATATGAGGTAGTTCATTTGAAAATGATTGGCTAGCTTCATATCCAGAACCGGTTAGCCATGTACCACCACCTTGTAGTTCAGTAACACCTTGCCCAGAATTATTACTAGGAGCAGATCCAGTATCCCATGCAATACCGGTTTGTGCCTTTCCATCTCCAGATCTATTATACCAAGAGGATCCAACTTTAGTTTGTGGTGTATCGCCTTTATTACCATTTCCATTTGTCCATGATTGAGAAACAGGAAAAGCTTTTAAAGTATAAGATAATTTTAAATCACTAGCATCTGCAGCTTGCATAGATAAATAAACTGATGCTGAATTAGCTGCATTTCCTAATAAAGGTATTTTTCCATCATTGATCAAGTCAGCTAACGTTGTTATCTGTTTCCCAAAATCTAATAAGATTCGACTATTATATGTATTTGCTTGAATATTACCGTCCAAATTTGATCCGGATGCGATTTTAGTTAACTCCAGAATAGGATCTATACCCGCATTTAAATCCGGAAAACGTTCATATAACGTATTATCTTTTTCTGTATAAAATAATTGATACATAATTTCCTTTATTAACTTACAATTCTACCTTTAATATCTTTATCCGGATATCTAACTTCAAATATCATAGGATCTAGACTTGGATAGATAATACTGTTTTTTGTAGCGCCTTCTATATCATATACATACTTAGAATATCCAGTTAATGTATTATATAAATTAGTTATGGTTAGTCCAGCAACTGTCTGCACACCTCTAACCTTATCCAATTCAGACATAATGTTTGCTTTATTTATCGGTCCATTAATTTGCATCCGGTCGACATTTAATAATTCCTTTAATCGATTGACTACTCTTAAAATTACTTCTTGGCTATTACTATTAGGAGTAGGAATGACATCAACTTCAACGCCAATATTTACTATATATGCAGTTTTAATATTAATGGCATCAGTCAACATTCTAAATTGAGATAGATAACTACGTAAATTTTCTTTTAATGCTGTATTCAATGGCACCAATTGTTGTTGATCATTATAAGCCAATGTATATAGATTCAATGCCAATGGGTTTGAAATAGTCTCTCGCGGATATGTTACATCTGCTGTATTTTGCTGAGAATCTCCTATTACATAAGCTTTAGCAATACTTCCAAATTTTGCTGGCATCATATAACATCTAGCTATATAATCTTCTCTAGTAATCATTCTGTTCTGAGCTGCAAAATTTGACATTGCATTTTGACGAATCGATTCTAAATCTTGTTTAGTTTTTCCACCTACTGCTGGTTCTGGATTATTAGCAGCAATTGTACTTTTCACAAAGTCCAGATTCACCTCCGCTGTATTGGTACTATTATAATTAATATCAGTGATCAGATTCAATGAATTTGCAGCTACGTTTTCTGCAATACTACCACCTACAGTATATCTGACAGTTAACGTTTCATTATTCGGAGCTAGACCATAAGTACTAGTTCTTAAGAAATTCGTAGGATCGACATCCAATGTAGTACTTCGCTTCAGATATTCTAATCCCATACCTACATTTTTTGGATTTGGAATTAATTCTTCATCTGAATCAGAACTAACACCTGCGCCAAATTGAATATCCAATTGCTGATCATTTCGGACTCTAGTTACATATCTTCTTGGAGTTCGTTTTAATTTCAAAATATATGGTACTGTACTTCTATACTCTGCCATATCCACATCATTAAATGGTACATTGGCTATAGCATCAAATACAGTATCTTGTGCTAAGTAATTTACTTGTGACCATTCATCACCAGTACTGCTTATAACATCAATAATATCCAGTACATTAGTATCTGGTAATGTTATTTTATCATATGCTTTTGGTGCTTCAAATTCATATGTTCCTATTTTTATTTCTCCTGACTTAGCAGGTACTTGTTTTTTGAGGAGGTAAAATTCAATATTTCCAGCCGAATCGGTTGAATATACAGACACCTCGCGAGGATTGGTTGCTGTACTAACACGAAAATCAACCGGAGATACAGTAACAAAATTCACACCAGCTTCGGTTTGTATCTGTATATTTTCCTTAACTGACAATGCATAATCAAAATCTGGTTCTGTTGCATTACCACTACCTTTCGATGGTACCAATTGAAATAAATCTAATACAACAGTTGCAGGTGTATTTAATTTAACTTGATATCCAAACAATTGAGCTAGATTCAGAACATTAGCATTTTCTTGTGCCGCGTTAAGCATAGTCTCACGAAAAGATTGATCGGTGTAATATGACAACACATCACCTACATATGAGGCCATTTCTATAAACATCATTCCAGGCGATGTTTCATTAAAATCGTTATAGGTATTTGGAAAATACTGTCTTGTAAAATTTATAAGATTCTGTCTGAATTGAGCAAAATCTTTATTTAAGTATTTAACGTCTTTTTTAACTGATTCCATTTATAATATCCTTAATAATTAAATTCTCCGACTTGTACTAAATCTAATGGAATGTCGATATCTGATAATAAAAGTTCATTTTCATTAGCTAATATTATAATAACACGTTCTGCATTTGAATTTGCAACTGTAAATCTCATTCGTATTGATATTGAATAATTAGCAACATTTGGAATTATATCAATTGTGTTCAATTTGATGTACGGTAACCAAGTTTTTATAGATTCTTCAATAGATGCTTGTAATTCTTCTCTTACAAATTGAGTATTATTCTCAAATACTATGTCATGAATCTTAGTTCCAAATGTAGGTTGCATATACCGCTCACCATATCTGGTCATCAATAAATTTTTAAAATTTGATAAAGCTTGTTCCTCGGTTGTATACGATTGATTAAAAACAGAACCTCCAGATAAAGAACCTGACGTATAATTTTGCTGATCATTGCGACCATCCGTTGCTTTATTAAACGGCAACGTGATACCTATCGCGCGATCCGGATTGGATCTATTTGGTTCATATCTATATATAGGTCTGCCTTGAGCCACTACTTACCTTTTTTCTTGTCTATTGCTTTCATCAATGCAGAATAATCTTTTGTCATTGCATTGACCGTTGCTGCTACTTGTTCGTTATTAGCATTAACCGGTTTACCTTGTAGATCAGTCATTGGTGCAACAGCTGGGCTACTTGTATTTCCACCAAAAGCCTGAGCCATTTCACTTTTAAAATTCATTGTTGACCAATCTGAATTTTCTTTTAATGATGTAGTATCATTTAAAATATCATTTAACATAGCATTTTCTGAATATTTCTTTCTGGCTTTTTTGACTGGTTTTTGTTCTACCATATCATGTAATTGCATACCATGTTGTATAGCTGATGTATGAGAAACCTTATCCTCTGTCAGCATCTGTCGCAGTTCAGTACGCACTGCTTTTGTAACTTCTTCACGAATTATCTTACGAAGAACAGTTGTAAATTTTTTAGTGTCCATATAGTTTTTCCGTTTTATATAAATATGGAACACATTGAATTAGACCAGTTTTAAAATGATTAGTTAAAAATCGAATTTTTTTGTATTTGGTAATGGTGGTTTTAATGGCGGCGGTGCATATGGCGGTATAATTTGTTTCGTTGCATCAAACCATATCATGCCTCCGCGAGCTTCACCAGCGACTTTTTTATCAATTTGTTCATGAACCTTTGCATTGTTTTTGGAATAATCTCTATATTGACCTGGTGTCGGTTTACTGCCGCGGCTAAATGGCGTACCACTACCACGACCAACGTTGCCACTTTTAAATAATACTTTGGCATTTGAATATTCGAACTCTCTTTTTTTTGATTTTTTTTCTTTCACAATGAATGGTGGTGCTGGTCCTCCGATAAATGTACTACCACCTTTAAGTAAAATTCCACCCATTCCTGGCAGGACTACCGGCGTACCATTTTCATCTGTTTTAGGCGGTGCCAAAGCTTTTCCGATGGCATCGGCTGGACTCGTGGCATTAGGAAATGCTTCCATTATACGTAGACCCCAATACTGTTTGTTTATGGCTGGTAAAGTACTGCCACCATCTCCCGGTAATCCAGCACCTGCTGTATGAGGAATAGCTGTATTCGGTGTGTTAATAGCCGTTACAAGTCCTGTAGGTATAATGTATTTATATTTTAATTTATGTAATCCAGCTTTTACCATATCCGGATCTTTTGATAATTCGCCTGAAAGTCCATCTCCTTCATATTCAGTCCACGGTCCCCAAGTCCTAGGATCGCTAGCAGATCTCTTTTTACCGGTTGGTCCAATATCCTCTTTTATAAATTTCATGTAGCATTTTACTTCTTCATCACCTTCTCCAAATTTGATTCCGGAGATAGGACTGCCCCATATCCCTGCTTTATCTCTGGTAGGACCGAATACCATAGGTT